GCCCCGCTGGTGGCCTATCTGAAAGCGGCAAGTACGAGGACAAGGTTTGGGCAGCCACCATCGAGCGCTACCAAAACCAATACCTTCGCCGAGCGCTTACCCAATACTTCACGGTCATCATGTCGATGAGCGAGGGGCCGACTGGTGGCGTGGTTCCAGAAGATTGGACAGTCCACTTCCCGCCGTATTTCGCCACCTCTGATCAGGACCGGGCAAACCTCCGCCAGCAAGTAGCCCTCACCGACCAGATCTACATGCAGGCCGGTGTACTGACGGCCATGGAAGTCCGTGCATCTCGTTATGGCGGCACGTCCTACAACATCGACACAGTCCTCCACGAGGAGGAAGAGGCACGTTTGATCGCCAAGCGTGAACTAGAGCATGAGGCTGCTCTCCAGGGCTTTGAGGGCCAACGTGCAGCACTGGAGCAGGGCGAGAACGAAGCCGAGATTGAGGTTGAAGCGGATCGAGCTGTAAACGACGTCTCTGACTGGGTACAGATGAATGGTCTGACCTTTGAGGCCAGTCCTCATAACGGGATGTACCGGACAGCAGCGGTCGTTCACCCCGACGGCCAGCGCAATGACGCTGAGCCCGTGGTGCTGCTGGGGAACCGCGCCCACGACAAGAAAGTATGGAGGGGCTACCTGAAGCGCGAGGACGGAACCCTGATTGAGGGTCCACTGTTGATGGGCTTCTACTCCTCTCGTTCAGCCAACAAGGCTCTGCAGCACTTCTGCAAAGACGATGAGGTCCATGGGTTGATTCAGATCCATGAGTTGGACCTGCTCCATCTACGGAACACCTACGACCGTGTTGACGGCATTGAGTATGCAGGCCTCACGTTCCCTGACTACAACAAACCGATCGTCACGAAAGACCACCCAACCAAATCGCATGCCGTACTCGCGAGGGAAGGAAGCAAGGTCAAGTTGATCCGATTCGGTCAGCAGGGGGTAAAAGGCAGCCCAAAGCGTAAGGGCGAGTCAGAAGCCGACCGTAAGCGTCGGGAATCCTTCAAAGCTCGCCACGCCAAGAACATTAAGAAAGGGAAGATGAGCGCGGCCTATTGGAGTTCAGTCACGAAATGGTGAATCCCTATGGACAAACACATGAAGAAGCTTGTGAAGTATATGCAACAAGCCGACACCTGTGTCACCCGCGATAAAGCGCAGAAACTAATCAAAAAAGCCGAAAAAGCGCACAGGAAGCTGCGAGAGAAAGATGGATGAGAAAGAAATCAAGGTTTCACTCACCGTCGATTTGCGAGCGTTGAGGATTCTCTATAAAGCCGTTTGTCGAGCCTATGAAACCTGGCCAGGGGGCGATGCACAGGAGCAGGTCAATCTGGAGAAAATGAAGAAGGATATGTATCGCTGCCTTTACGACACTCTTCTTGAAAACGACTTGGTGTAGCTGTGGAAGAACTGATCGATAAGTACAACGAGATCCTCAGGGAGAGGGAGACTGCTATTGCTGCCGGTATCGCAGCGGCTCTAGACGGTTACTTCAGAGATCTTCAGCGTCGAATCCTGACTGAGTTACAAAGCGATCTATCTCTGCTTGAAGGGACATCAGCGAGGGAGCTTCAGCTAATACCTCACCTGCTTCCTGATGCAACTGACGAGCTTTTAGAGACTTTTGAGGAGCTTCTACAGCAATCGACAATATCTGGTTTAGCTCTAGCTGGAGAGCTATCGAAACCCGTTGTGCCCTCACCAGTCGCTGCATCCATCCCAAGATCAGCAGTTGAGACACAAGCGCGAAGAGCGCGACGATACCTAGAAGAACATTCAATAGCATTTTCCGGTGCAGCGGCTGGAATAATTTCTCAGGGCATCGAGCAACAACAGAGCATTGATCAAATCATTGAAGATTTGAAGAAGCGCTTAAAGGTTGTCAAAGCCCGTTCAGAGGTGATTGTTAGAACTGAATCTCTTATTGCAGCAGGGGTAGCGGCACATAGTTATTACTCACAGAACAACATACAGCTCGTCGTATATTACGCTACTGAGGACGATAGGGTTTGCCCTTTCTGTATTGCTTATGCAGGCAAGGTATTCAAGTTGGGCGCGGTTAAAGTTCCTCGTCATCCAAACTGCCGATGCTATTTAGCGCCATATTCTGCTGACCCCTTCGGCAAGAATGCGCCCTTCGATAAGGACCGGCGGCGTCATCGTAGACAGGTTCTTAGTTACGCTAGATCTAAGGGCGTTCTTCCCAACGAAGGCCCTGCTTTCTTTGAGCTTGGGAGCCCATTACCCATAAAGACAGATGCATAAAGGTAAAGGTTCGTGCGATAGCCCTAGTTACATGTTTAAGAGCAAGGCAGAAGCTGAGAAAGCAGGCGGCGCTCTTGGGCTCTCAGGAAGTCATACCCACACAAACGAAAAAGGAGAAACTCTCTACATGCCAGGAGAAAATCACGAGGCGTTCGAGAAGGCCCAGGGCGACGGCAAGGGTATGAAATCCAAGTACCTTGCCGCCCGCGATGCCATGTATCAAAAGCGTCTGAAGGATATGGGTGCATATCGCAAGTACGGCGAGAAGAAGGTAGATCACCCACCCTCAGCTCACAAGAAAAAGAAGAAAAAGTCCCCCTACGCAGACGGCGTAGCTTCCGATGCAGGGACTGTGGGCCGCGAGCTGGACAACATGCTCTGATAGGCGATGCCTGAGCTACCGGATTTTCAATTACCGGACATCAGGCTGCCCGACCGGCTCATACTGCCTGAACCGGTCATTGCAGAACCAAAAATTGAATACCCAGTTGTTCTGATTCCTTCGACTACTGGCCGAAGGGCAGCCGTGCGCCCGCAGAAGGTAACTCCACGGGCAGGTCAACCTCAGGCATCACCTCAGGGAGAGCCTCAGTCGAAGGAAGAGAAACCTCCGGCAGATCCGGTAAAGGAGATAGTTGACGAAATAACAGATCTTGTAGAACCAGCATTGTTAGCGCATAAGGAGTCAATACACCTATTAGAAGGCCGTATAGAAAAACTAAGGGCCGACGTAGCACTAGAGATCGAACAAATTGAAGAGACATTCGAGAATAAGGAAATAACGGAAATAACGTTGCCGGTTATGGGATGGGTTTTACCCATGCCTAAGGCTGAAATTTTGGTCGCTGCCGGTACTACAGCAGGTGTAAGTGTCGCGGCAACTCTGACTGCTACCGCAGTATTTAAGAGAGCTGTTTCGGCGTTTAAGCCAGTTATCACTCAGATCGTGAAACGGGTTCGAGCACGTCTTGGGAAGGCTGGCCCGACTTGGAGTAGGCAGCGATTGGCACAACGTCGTCGCAGATCTTCGCGTATGGACTCGAAGGCCTAATCATGTAACCGGCTTCGTAAAGCTTGGTGCATTCCCTCATGCGAGTTAGAAGAATATCGACTCGTGTTTTCTGGATGTTCTTTTTAGCGACCTCTTTACAGAGTTCAGTAATCGACCCATCTAAAGGGACGCTAAAAGAAATTTGAGCACCAAAATTCTGGTTTCGGGTGTACTTAGTTGAGTGAACATCACCACCGAGATAAAACGGTGAAAATACAACAGTGCCGCTATTGCAGTAATGGCCAGCACCGAATCCTTGGGTTGAATAAGATCCTTGATTGATCTGCACCGCGCTGTTGGTCACTGCACCGCTTGAAGAGGCCTGAGGGCTTGCAACAACTGTGGTGGTCCCCTCAGATTCCGCTCTAACGGGACCACACAGTAACGAGATTGCCAGAAGTATTTTTACTGGCTGAAGACGGAAAGGCTTGTGATGGTGCTGGTGGTTTCGACAGTCCTTTCGATGTCCTGAGTCTCGATAATTCCAGCAGCCCGAGTAGTAATCTCCAGTTGCCAGTTTTCTGCTCCTGTGTTCATCGAATAAGTTGTTCCAGTGGCTCCAATAGCCCCACTTGGGGTGACATTGTGGCCCGAATAAGTCGTCACGGCAGCGCCGAACTTCTCGATCGCGATAGTCTCTGTAATCGTCTGCTCCGTCTCGGTCGTCGAGTTCATCGAGCCTTGACTGAAGCCCATATTTGATTGAGCTGCTGCACTCATGGGTGTCAACAGCATAAAAAGTGTCAGCCAATGTAGTTTTTTCACTTGGCTTTTGGTGTTGAAGTTGGCTCTTCAATTTTAGATTTTTTCTGTCCACTTTTTTCTGCGGCACGACTGATTCCGTAACCAGCGAGCGATCCACTGAACACGGAGGCTATGAATGTAGGATCCATCTTCTGAAAGAATCCCATATATGAAAGCGTCAACAATGCTGCTGACCAACTAAGTACACTGACTTTGACTAATTCAGACAACCACTCATACGAGCGTTCGTTCTTTTCCTCGGTGTCTTCCATCTATAAATAGCAGACTTATTTAGATTAAAATATGTTTGACTCTGGCTTATTAGTATGAGCAAGTTCCGTGACAAAGCACTGCATGCCCGTGCTGTCGCGGCTGCTAAGCGTAAGTTCAAAGTCTGGCCAAGCGCCTATGCTTCGGGGTACGTCGTCCAGCAATACAAACGCCTTTATAAGAAGAAGCACGGCTCCCTGTCCGGGGCTTTTCGCGGTGATGATCTAGGTAAGTGGTTCGGAGAGAAGTGGGTTCGCATCACTTCCTCTGGCAAGATCGCCGGACCCTGTGGAGGGCGCAGCAGCAAAGAGGGCAAGCCCAAGTGTCTTCCAAGAGCAAAGGCCCAGGCATTGTCCACAGCCGAGCGCAAAAGACTGGTAGCCAGGAAGCGAGCTAAGGACCCGAATCCGAATAGAAGAGGAAAAGCGATTATGACGAGTAGCAAGCCAGATAGTGACGCCAATCGCCTGGCCAAGATGGCAAAGACGGCCAAGACTAAGGATCCAAAGGTTCGCAAACGCCTGGCTAAGTTGATGGATGCTTATCGCAAGCAAAACAGCTACTGAGTATTTGCGATAGACAGGAATAACTGACTTTTTGGGTTGCCAGCGGTCAACTCATCTCTGACGGGTGCTCTGGGGGAAACTGCCTTCCAGCAGCACTTCTTGTCGCAGGGATGTTTTATGGCGACTCCCGTTTACGACCTTTGGAAGACTGACTTCGTCATCGAGTGGGAAGGGCGTCTCACCAAGGTCAACGTGAAAACAATGTCGAAGGCCCCAAACGCCTATCACGTCCAGCTTCAGACGGGCGGCGTTAATAACCGACGTCTCTATAAGGAAGGTGAGATTGATTACTTCGGGATCGTGAACCTGGAGTACGACCATATTTGGATGGTCCCTTTAGAGGCAGTAGCTCACAGAACCCTTATTTCTTGGATACCACCTGAAAAGCGGGTCAATAGAGTTTCTCGAAGAGCTTTTCCGTGGGATTTGTACCGCATAAAATAGGTCTAGGTGGAAATAACGAGTAGTAGCACATTAAATTCGTTAGTATCAAAGTATGGGACAAGTTTCTCGGTACGATTACGGCCAAGTAACTAAGTCGGAAATTACCGATGAAGGTTACTTGAAAGTTTGGTGTAAGGCTGCCCGTGTAGGGACTCAGCTTTATACCAGGGGCGATGGCACGCAAGTTCGTGAATATCGTCCTGAAGATGAGGTGTCTAATCCAGACTCTCTCGCTTCATTCGGGATGAAAGCAGTCACCCTCAATCATCCGAAGGTGCTGTTGGATTCCAAGACCACGAAACTACATCAGGTTGGACATGCTGGTTCGCATGTTCGATTCTCCGACGGCTTTGTCGAAGTCGCTCTGGTTATTACTGATCAGAACGCCATCGATGCAGTTCAGCGCGGAGATGCACAGGAGGTCAGCGCTGGTTATCGCGTTGACTATGACCCTACGCCTGGTGTCACTCCAAACGGTGAGTCTTACGACGGCATCCAGCGAAACATCAAAGTCAATCACATTGCTTTGGTGAATCGTGGACGTGCTGGACGCGAAGCCCGCCTACTTCTCGATTCCTGTGACCGTAATGACGCGGTGGCAGAAGTCGAACTCCCGTCGAATTCGCCCGTAATTTCAATGGCACGAATCACCCTCGACGGTTTGGATATTGAACTTCCCGCAGACGCTGCAGGTGCGGTCCAATCCTTCGTGAAGGAGACCGGGCGTGCTCAGGCGGAACTCCAGCAAAAGTTGGACTCTCAGGAAGCCCAAATTCAGGCCGAAGTTATCGCTAAATCCGAAGCTCAGGATCGCATTGATGCGAGCCAAGAGCGTATTGCAGAGCTTGAGAAGCAACTGGCCGAGGCTGTTGCTGCATCTGAGCAACGCGACGATGCTGCAGAGATTAACGATGCAGTAAACAAGCGCCTCGAAGCTCTTAATAAGTTTGCCCCGATCATGCCGGAGGACTACAAGTTCGACGGTGAGGACGAGGCACAGATCATGGCTATCGCTTACCAGAACGTCTTCGAGAAAGAAGCTCGTTCGGACGCAAGCGCTGACTACCTTCTGGGTGTCCTGGATGGTGTCCTTGCCGCCATGGAGGACATTGAAGAGGATGAAGAGATCAAGGCTGACTCTGAATTCACTCCCGAGGAAGACGGCTCGAACACCGCTGAAGTCCGTGCAGCTCTTGCACAGGTCCAAGCATCTGAGAAGTTCGACGCTAAGGATTCTTACCGCGAGCGTCTTCTGAACGGTTGGAAGTCTGACCTCTCTGCCAACGCTTGATAGGAGAATTTATCAATGGCTGTTTCTTACTCTGAAACCCTGGTTTCGAGCCCCGTTGGGGCACAGGGTGCATACCCCCAAAATCTGACCAAAGGTCACGAAGGTCTCATCGGCGATCTTCAGGCCTACGTCGCCCGTTCCTTTTCCAACGGAACCGGCGCTGCTGTTCCTTTCGGCCACGCTGTTGTTCTTAACAGCGGTGCTGCACAACTGCCCGGTGGCGCATCCCTGACTGGTGTGCTGGGTATCGCGGTTGACTCCAACGCTTTTGAAGTCAATGCCGACGCCAAGACCGCTGATGGCCGCGTTGGCTATCCCGGTGGCGAGCAGATGAACATCCTGAGCAAGGGTGTTGTTTATGTGTACTCCAAGGATGCAATCGCCCTGGGCGATGCTGTCCGCCTGTATCACACCGACGGTGCCTCCGCTGCTTCCGACGGTTCCTACAAGGGTCGCTTCGGCAAGACCGCCGCTGCTGGCAAAACCTTCGAGGTGACTGCTGGCGCTCGCTGGCTGAGCACTTGTGCCGCTGGTGGTATCGCTCTCCTGGAGATCGATATTCCTGGTCTGGCTGTTTCTGCCGACACTTGATAAGGAGGATTAACTAATGTCTGACATCCGTAACGACGAGGTCGGCCTTTTTCTCGCTCGCGAACTTGAGACGATTCTGTCTCGTTCGTTTGAAGTCGAGTATGCCGACATTAAATACTCTTCTGTGCTGCCTATTAGCACCGAAGTTGCATCTGGTAGCGATTCCTATACCTACCGGATCTTCGACGCTCAGGGCCAGATGAAGGTCATTGCCGACAAAGGCAGCGATCTCCCTCGCGCTGACGTGCTCCGCAAGGAAGTCACCCTGCCTGTCCGCAGCCTGGGTGCGAGCTTTGCTTATTCCATCCAAGAGACGCGGGCTGCTGCTCAAGTCCCTGGTCTGCAACTGGAGCAACGTCGCGCCAACGCTGTGCGTCGTGCCTACGAAGAGAAAGTGCAGGACATCGCCTTCTTCGGTGACTCCGCTTCTGGCATGAAGGGTCTGATTAACTCTGACCAAGTGGACAAGATCGTCCCGAACAAGTGGTTCGACGGCGCTTCCACCACCACCGACGAGATGCTGGAGATCCTCAACGAGGCAGCAACTCGCATCGTCAACGGCTCCAACCAGAAGGAGACCCCTGACACCCTGCTGGTGCCTTACGACGTGTATCGCATCATCAGCACCACCGCTCGCTCCTCCACCAGTGACACCACTGTGATGGAGTTCTTCCTGCGTACCAACCCCTTCATCCGCGCCATCGAGCCGCTGAATGAGCTGGCCGCCAGCAAGTCTGTGCTGAGCAAGGACCGCATCGTTGCTTACAACCGCAGCCCCGAAAAGCTGCAACTGCACCTCCCGCAGACCCTTGAGTTCCTCCCCCCGGTCAGGTCAGGGCTCGAATTTACCGTTGCTAGCCACGCCCGCATCGGTGGCACCGCCATCTACTACCCCAAGAGCGTTCTCTACGTCGAGAAGGCCTGATCAAACTAATCTCCTCAGAAAATGATTGTTACTTACTCTCCTCAACTAGAGAATCCGCCCCGCGATAAGGAAGTCACTCTCGGCTTCACTTTGATCGGGAACCGGACTGGTAGTTCCGAGTATGTGCAGTTCAAGAGTGGGGTCAATCGCGACATTGACCCTGCTACTTGGGAACAGGTCAAGGAAATGCCCCTTGTGGCTGACTTGCTCGAAATCGGCGCTCTGACTGTCGAAGACGACGTTGAAGTGGTTACCGAAGCACCCAAAGCGACTGGTGGTCTTTCCACCAAGCCGATGAAGGAAGCTCTGGCCCTGATCAACAAGACCTTTGACATGGACCTGCTCAAGGAGTGGGACGTGGCAGAGAACCGCGTTCGAGTGAAGAACGCCATTCAGAAACGTATCCGCTCAATCACTGAAGGCGACGGCTGATGGCTGTAACCAGCACTACTTTCATTCAAAGGTTCCCAGAGTTTGCGAACCTGGAGAGTGCTGTCATTACCGCCAGCATCGCTGAATCTCAGCGTTTGAACGACTCCGACATCTGGGGAGATCAGTACGATGACGCCGTGAATTACTACACGGCGCATTTGCTGGCAAGCCGGACACAGTCAATCGGCCAACAGATCGGTGTCAGTCAAAACGCGAGAGTCCAGAAGTACGTTGGTGCGGCCGGTTACACGCTGGCTGATACCACCTACGGCGCAACGTATCTGTATCTAAGGGAGGGGCTAGTCGAGCTAACTGGCTTTAGTTATTGATGGGCTCCTATTCCCCCTTCGACAACGCGACCCTAGTCTTTGAGGTCTACGGGTCGTTTTCTACTGATCCAGCTACTGGTAACAGGGTTCAGAACAATGTTTCTGAGACCTATACCTGTAACATCCAGCTCAGTGGAAAATTCCAAGAGAACAAAGAAGGTATCAACAAGGTAGACACGCAATGCAGCGGACGGCTGTTGTCTCCTGCCACCTTTAGTTCCAAGATCAAGGCAGGCATGTACGCCAGCGCCACTGTCAATGGCGTTCAGGGTCGTGTCCGCATAATTGACCTTGGAACGAACTTGCTGCCTTT